ATTATAATAAAAGTAATGAAGATAGATATCATATAATAGTTCATGGCAATTATAAGTCAAATAAACAATGGAAACAGTTAATTGAAAACAGCTATGAGAAAAATGGGATTAAATAAAAATTATATAGTAGCTATACTAGATGATTCGCGTGTTATTCCTAATGCAACAGCTGCTCAAAAGTCTAAGGAACTAACAGAGTTTTTTACTAGATTTAAATATTTTGGAAAAATATTATCAGGTACTTCTGTAAATGAAATACTTGATAAAGCACTACAAGAAGATGTTAAATACTGTATTATACAATGTGTAGGACATTTAATAAAAGAATCATATTTTTTCGAATTACTAGAAAAATGGATGGACACTCATAATTTTTTTATAACAGGACATATAATGGATAAACATAATCCTAATTCTGCGTATAAACCAGGAAAAGGATATTATGGATTACATAAACAATGTTTACTTGTTAATTTAGAATATTATAAAAAATTTGATAAACCTGTTTATGGTACAAAGAGTAATAAAGAAACTACATTAGTAAAAGCAAAAAGACATATTCGTGATATTCATGATGACTATACTCCGCTATCACTAAAACCTACAGATGAAACATTAGTATGTACTCCTCTTGTCGACGGTTGGAATTTTATTAATACGAGTTTAACAAATGGATTAACTGTTTATAATTTTCATCCAAAAATACGCGATCAAAAACAATATGTATATCCTAATAAAAGTGCTGCAGAATTGCAACATCAATTATCATGGATTAATAATATAATAAGTTATGCTCCTACTTGTGTATTTTTTTGGAATACAGAAGAATATTATGATTTAAAATATATAAAAATAAATAAACCAATAGATAAAATATATTCTGTTGCAGCGGCATTTAAACCAAATTTTATTTTAAATAACTTCGGATTTAAAGATACTACAGAAGTAGTATTTTATGATTATAGTAAACAAGCATTAGCATTTAAAAAAATGTTATTAGAATCTTGGAATGGTGAAGATTACCCTGATTTCTTAATGTGGGCAAAAACAAAATATGCTATAAATGAAACAGCAGGTACACGAACAGAAAATGAATCATATAATGATTTATGGAATAAAGAAATAAAATGGTGGGGGTCTGAAAAAGAAATAAAAAATCATTGGGATAATTACAAAAAACTTAAACATTCTTATGTTCATTGTGATATTTGTATAAATCCAGAAAAGCTTACTTCTAAAGTGTCTCAAGGAGGAACTCAAATTATATGGTGGAGTAACGCTTTTCATACAGTTAACGCACATTACCTAAGAGGTTTACAAGGCGTAAAAAATTGTTATAATGAGTGGTTAAATCAAATTAGTGAGAAAAATAAAGATATTTATATTATGGGTAAAGACTATATTAATAAACCAGTAGAGGGTTTTACATTAAAGGAGTATTTAAATGAGAATCAGTAGAGATAAACTTAAAGCTTTTGATAATGAAGGTGATTTAAGGGCATATCTTAAAATTAATGGTATTTCAGGTGCTGCTATAGATGAACATATTGCAGAATGGAATTCATCGGACACAAAAGAAAAACCTACTAAAAAAGTAACGATGGTTACGACTGAAACGGATACAACTGTAGAAACTAAATAATGGATAAAGATTACGGAACGGCATTTCATAAAAATAATGGAAATGCCGTTAAAGTTACCGTAAATGAATTTAGAGATAATTTGTATTTACATATTAGAGAATATGCAATGGATGGGGATACTGGACAATGGTTCCCCACTAAGAGTGGTTTTGCACTACCAGCAGATGAAGTTTGCTCCTTATTACCCCTCCTAGAAGATGCTGCGGCTGAAGTTAGTAAAAGATTCGTGCACTCTACTCAATTTGAGTTTGAATTTGGAGAAACATATGAGCGTTAAAGCTTGGAGTGATGAACAGGAAAATGAATTAATTTCATTATATACTAAAGATGGCATGAAAGATGTACATGATCTTGCCAAACACTTTGGAAAAGGGTATCGTAGTGTTATAAGTAAACTTGTTCAATTAAAAATATATGAAAAACCTGAAATTAATGAAGCAGATAAAGGTCAAACAGTTAAAGTAATGTTAAGAGATCTTGAAGAACTTCTTGAAATTCAGATAGAAGGTACTAATCTTAACAAGAAAGAAAACTTATATAAATTACTTATAGCTATAAAAGGTAAACTTGATGACTAGTAAACTCGAAGAAACATGGGATAGACAGCCTAATGAAAGTTGGGATCAATATATAGTTCGTAAAATGCAAGAAGAAAAACGAGAAGAAATATATCCTGTTAGAGAAGATGTACCTGCTGATTTATGGGGAAAACCTATAGTTAAAAAAGAAGATGCAGTTAATCATCCTCCTCATTATAACAAAGGTATAGAAACAAATGATTATATTAAATCTTGGGATATGTCATATGGCCAAGGTAATATAATTAAATATGTTACTCGTTATAATTTAAAATATAAAGATAAAAATTTACAAAAACAAGATTTAGAAAAAGCTCAGTGGTATTTGAGAGATCTTATCAATGAGCTTGACAGTTAATTAAAAAATATCTTGACATTGCCCTTCAATTATGCTACTTTAATTCATTAATATAGGATTAGGCATGAACTACCAACAATTAAAGAACTACGTTCTTGAGCACTCCAATTTTTATTATAACCTATCTGCGCCACGCATCTCCGATGCGGAGTGGGATCGAGTTTATGAACAACTTGAAAAAATGGAATATACCCAAGGATGGAGAGACTCGGATTCGCCAACGTTGAAAGTTGGAGGAGCTGCCGGTAAAATACGTCATCCTTATGCCCTTTATTCTCTAAGAAAAGTATATGAAAAATCAGAAATCGAATCCTTCATGGATGTGCGTGCGCCAAAAATTGATGGCACTAATCTTACACTTATTTATAAAAATGGAAAACTCCATTTGGCACTCACTCGAGGGAATGGAGATAGAGGCGATGATGTTACAGCACTTGCGGCGGAAATCTCCAATGTACCATCTAGAATCACTACAGACCACGCGCAAGTTGTAATAAATGGCGAATGTGTCACAGACAACGATGTTGATAATTTTCGCAATTATGTTAGCGGTGCGCTCGGTCTAAAATCTCCCTTTGAATTTCGTGAGAGAAATATACAGTTTATAGCACATGATATCCTATCATGGAATATGAACTATCTAAAAAAGATGGATGTGTTAGAGAATATGAATTTTCTAACTGTTATGATGAATGAAGCATGGGAATATCCATGCGATGGTGTTGTTTATCGTTGTAATGATTGGAGAAAATGTAAAGAATTAGGATATACTTCTAAATATCCACGATTTGCAGTTGCGCTAAAAACCAGGGAGGAAACAACTGCTGAAACAATACTAAAAGATGTATTATGGACAGTGGGTAGGACAGGACAAGTATCTCCAACAGGTGTTGTTGATCCTGTTATATTAGATGATGCTACAATTACGCGTGTTACTCTACACAATATAGAACAGATACAGAATAATAAACTTGGTTTAGGTGACCGTATTGAAATAGAAAGAGCTGGTGGAGTTATTCCTAAGTTTCTACGAGTTCTTGAACATTCCTCGCACGGATTAAAAATAACTAAAGAACACGCAGAAACTACACTAGGATATAAACTAAAAAGAAGTGGCCCTAAACTATTCTCTGATACAGTTAACACATCTAAAGTAGTTGAACATTTTATCAAAACATTAGAGATAAAAGGACTTGGCCCTGCATCAATTAAGAAAATGGGATTTGTACATCCCGCTGATTTATTTGATGATCCTGATTGGGATATACTTGGGGCGAACGGAGCTAAAGTAGCAGAAGAAATAGAACGTGTCACAACTAAACCATATTCATTAGTTTTAGCATCTTTTGGAATACATACTGTAGGCAAACGCGCTGCTAAATTAATAGTATCACACATTCCAGAGTTTAAAAATCTACGAGATATTGGGTATGAAGATATTAAAGGTGTCGGCCCTGTTATGGTACAAAGCGTACTAACATGGCTTGACGAAAATGAAGATTGGGTTTATAATCTTCCATTACAGTTATCAGAAGAAATTACTACTGATGATATTGCTGATATACCTGTGCGTAAAATTTGTATTACAGGTAAATTAGATATGACACGCAATGAACTTGCAGAACGTCTTGAAAGATATAATTTTAAAGTAACATCTACAGTTACTAAAGATTGCTATGCACTAATAACTGCGGGCGACACTACTAGTTCTAAATATAAAAAAGCTAATCAACAAGGAACTACTATTGTAGACTATTGGCAAAATATGGGGAATGTGCTGAACGGAAACTTCTAGTGTCAAAACTTCTAAAAGTAGAATCAATTAAAAATTATGATCTACAAATAGATTATACATTTACTTTTAGATGTAACTATGACTGTTCTTATTGTACCTCTCATGATATTAATCATCCATTACTTACTCGTAGTTATAAAGAGATATATAGTGCATTAAACTATATTACAGATTTTTATCCTAATAAAAAAATAATTTTTAACTTTTTAGGTGGAGAACCATTTCTTTATAAAGATTTAGTAAAAGTTCTTATAAATCTTAATAGAAGTTATTCTACTGTACTTACTAATCTTAGTATTTCTAAAACATACATAGAAAAAAATTTTTTACCTAAATATAAAGATAAGTTTAGAATAAAAGCATCATGGCATCCAGAATTTTCTGATCCTGATGAATTTATTGAAAAAGTTTTATTAATTAAAAATATAGGGTATGCAATACGCGGGTCAATATGTATGCATACTGAAAAAGAGTCATTTGATAAAGCAGTATATATCTTAGATAAATTACCTGATATTTCTGATGTTCATACTCTTTGGAATATGGCATCTAATAATATAGAATATGGTAAATTATTTGATTATACTGATTCTCAAAAAGAAATAATAAATAAATATACTGATAAACAAATAGAATCAGGATATGAAAAAGCAGTACAACTTACATATGATGATAAAATTATCGAAATAGATTCAAGACTTATGTTTATAGATTCTTTAACTAATTTTAAAGGTATGAAGTGTTATGCGGGACATGAAAAATTACATATACTTGAAAACGGAAATATATTTGGTGCAAGTTGCTTTTTATCGCATAATAAGTTAAGTCTTGGAAATATGTTTGATAAAACGTTTAGAGTTCCTACATCTGTAATTACATGCCCCTTTACATTTTGTGGATGTATTGGGGATATAAAAATTACAAAAGAAGCACAAAAATAAGTTTATTATATTTTAAGCAAAAACACAATCTAATGTAAAATTAATCTTGCTTGAAATACATTT